AGGAAGCCACCGGCGGAGTTGACGCCTTCAGTGTGAGCCTTGACTTCAATACCGTTCCGCTCGCACCAGTTCAGGCTCTTTCGATGACCTCGCTGAGCGAGAAGCCACCGACCAAACCGCTCGGCCTTCTTGACGGCATCGCCACGATCGTCAGACTTGAAATTCTTCATACTGCCCCAGACCTTGGGTCGGATGATGGATGGGGCTGAGGCGACCGCAGTCTGAGCGAGTCCCTTGCGAAACTTAGGGCGAAACGACTTGGCGGGCATGGTCTTCTCCTCTTCGTCTTCTTCCATTTCGTCTTCAGCGGCTTTTTCTTCCGCATCTTCGTCTTCAGTGGCCTTCTCGTCTTCTGCTTCTGCCCTCTTAGGCATCAGCACGACTTCGATGTCTTCGGCTGCCATAGGCGCGCCCGATTCGTCAGTGACCGCAACCTTGTCGAGATAGAGAGCCTTAGCCCTCACGAAACCCTTTTCGCCAACTTGGTCAGCGAGGTTTTGGAGGTCTTTCTGGACCTCTTTGATGTTTACCATACGCATGATTTGGTTCCCTGTTGAAGTTGATTGAATGCTCGCCAGTTTTCGCGTCATCGGTCCGGGCCTTTCGCCCCCCCGCCCGACATTCGTCCCGGCTACACTTAGATACTCGAAAGTCTTCCACGCTTTGGCATGTTTATTTCAATAACTGCTGAAGGTGACCTGTAATCTAGCCACTTTTCAACGTCATCCCTGTTTATCGCGCCCTTCTTGATGGCGGATATTAATGCAGTCGCGTTTGCAGGCAGTGGAGCCACAGATACCTCGAGCAATTCCCACTGGCTGTAGACCTGTCGAACGCTATCGCCATATTTCTCGTTGTCTTCTTTCGAAGCCTTGCGTACTCCGCCCTCTTTCGGCACGAATCCAACCGAAATGCCCTTGATTATTCCTTGTTCGACCAGCGACTCTACAAATTCTGGTCGGAATGGGCCTTCAAATCCTTCTTTCCGCTGGGCGAACTTAATAGTCGCTTCGATCTTGCCTTCTGAACGCCTCAACTCTGTAATCTTGCCAATAGGCTCGGAATAATCGTGGTTATAAAACACGATGGGGTTCAGTTCGTACTTGGTAGCGTCCATGCCTTGCGAGATAAGCACTTCGCCATCTCGGTCGATCGTCTCGGTTGTGATTGTTGCTTCGACTTCGATGCCGGAAGACTTTGAGACTAAAGCGTCTAGAGTTTTAATTATCATCACAGTTCCCTGATTTGAGCGACCATATCGCATCGGCAGTTTGGATGCACGTGGCCTTGAGAGTCGAGTTTCACTGTCATTGAGCCGCCGTCTACACCCTTCAGCGTCTGGCCGGACTTTAGAACTGGTGCCTCAACGGGCAGCGATTTCTTTCCGGGTCCGTACAAGTTCCCAACCGCCTTACAGAACTGGCAAGCTCCGGGAGCGACAAGGAAATGCTTGCCAATAACCATATCCGACTGCTTCCAAGAATCTGTCTGGCCTTCGAGATAAGCGTTTGCAGACTCGGTTCTGGCGATCGTGCTTGCTCGCCCCTTGGAGAAGTCGCCGGATGACTTCAGCCGCTTCAACTCTCTGTCTAGCGACAGGCTGGGTTTTTCGCTGAATCGCTCTAGCGTCTGGTCGATCAAGGCTTCAGCAATCATGCCTGCTCGTTTCTCAATACTCTTAAGCAATTCCTTGGACAGCGGCTGGCTTGGAATCTTTCCGGCGGCAGAAACATTGCGGTTGATCCTGTCGATTCCGGATTTGCTGCCACCCCTCGCCGCCTCGCTCATTTGCTTCACGAGTTGCTCGAGGGTTTTACCTTTCAGCGTTTCTAGATCCTTGAGGATCTTAGCCAGGACTGGGTCAAGTGACTTCTGCCCGTCGCTCTTGATCTCGCCAGATTCAAGTGCCTTCATCAGTCTGGCCTGAACTTGCTTTAGAGTGCTTTCGACGATCGACTCGATTCTCATGGCTGGCGTTTTCTTCTCGCCATCTCGGATGTTCTCGTCTGCTGGCTCATCACCTTCACCGCTCGACTTGGAAGACAGATGGTCGAAATCGCTTTGCAGACCTTCAATCTGGATTCTTGCGCTCTTAGTTTCTTCCGGCCACTCGTACACTTTCGGCTGTTCGGCTGACTTGTCTTCTTGCTCGACCGGGGAAGGCTCTTCTGACTTCACCATATTCTCGGCAACAGCCCGGCTAAAGCCAATCGTCTGAAGCATCTTGGTGGCAGAATAAGGCGACAACATCCTCTCTCGCAACAGTCCGATCGTGGCAGATGCCTGACCGATGTCTGGAATGGCCGTAGGCTCCGTCTCAGGCTCTACAGACATGAACCCGCCTTCCGCTGGGGGTGCGCCTCCGATCGGCTGTCCGCCAATCAGGAGCCTGTCAGCGAACTCGTCCTCGATAGGCTCTCGGCCTTCTTCCAGCCTTGCTTCGTTCGGAGTTCGCCAACCGCCAGAAACCGCCGCCTGTCTTTCTTGCAACTCAAACGCTTGGTCTGACGGGACTGGGTTGTCGTAGGCAAGGCAATAAGACTCGTCCAAGCCGAACATAGGAAGAAGGGTTTGGTTTAACTCTTGCTCGTCCATCCGGCAGAGAGGAAGCACAGTGCTTTCTCTCCAAGCAGCAAAGCCAGTCTGAGCAGACGCAAGATTTGGATCGTTTGCCTTGAGCATCGAGACCGGCACACCAAAGACGGCGGCAATTTCCTCGACGATCTCTTCTCGGCCTGCGAGATCCTTTGGTGGGAAGTTCAACGGGGTGAACTGGACATCGCCAGTAACCGCGATGAAGCTTCCTTCCTTTCTGGTCCCACGCAAGCGTTCCTCAACCTGTTGCTGGAAGCGATCCAACTGGTCGCCGGTAGGAGTCCCCCTAACGACGACTGCGTAATCTGGCCGTGCTGAGTTCTGGAACATGGAAAGGTCCATGCTGTGCAACGCTTCGTTAGCAGTAATCACGCCAAACGCCGCTTCCACTTTCCCAAGCCCGTAATACAGGCTTCCCGGATTCGGCCTGCGGAAGTGGATTATTTCATCTGGGGTAAACACCTGCTTGTGCTGTGTGTCAACCCCGTAAACGTAGCCGCTAAGGAAAGAGTCCTCGTCAGGAATCACTTCGACGTGCTGAGGTGCGAGCGGCCACAGTTCGGCAGGAATGCCAGTCGACTCGTCGATAATGGGATGCAGGTATGCGTTCCCAGTCAGTTCGCCATAAAGCACTCTAAGCACTGCAAGATCGAAGCCGTTCAGGAATGGGTTCGCTGAATTCAAGACATCCAGAATTGGATGGCTTGTAACTTCTTCCATACTGTCGCCATACATGGCTGACTTGCGAAGAACTGAAGACGAAGGCCTTTGGTCGCCAGCGGCATCGCCGAACAAGTATCTCTTCCTTTTCAGCGAAAGCGTTCTCGTCGAAAGAGACTTGTCGCCGCTGGCTGAATAAAGCCTAAGCGGTACGGAAGCCACAGCGTTCGCGTTGATCTGGGCCGCAGCGTAAACCCACGAGCGAAAGGATGAAATCCCCCGCTGCTGAGAGAACTCAGGACGCTTCGCCCCGTGCAGGCCGGTCCCGACGACATTCACGCTTGACGCTAGATACTTGTCTGGGCTTGTCTGTCGCTTGCGGATGAGCCCGAATAAGTCACCGATCGGCATGATTATAGAATCCTGAAGTCAAAGTTTGAACGTGCTGACGTATCAAGGCATCTAAGTGCTAAAGCCAACGCGCAAACTCCATCATCGTGAAGGCCGGAAGGGGCAGAATACCTAACCCCGGTTCTCGTATAGGAATACTCGAATGTCTCGCATTCTATTCGAAGCCAGTTATCGGGAATTGAGACGCGGCCGGTTTGAAACGCAGACGCAAGCCCCTCCATGAGCTGCTGCTTGGACGTAGCCGAGAACTTGAACCCCTCAACTCTTGGCCGAGTCCTCTGGATGCCTTCCACAATCGGATCGCCTACGCCTGTCGAATCCATAAGTGCCGGCAGATCGCCAACCATCTCGTTGAGCCGCCGCTCGGTTTCAGCCCAAGGGGCTTGCCATCGATCGAGCATAGCAACACATCCGTCTTTATCGACTCCGCAGATGACAGTCCAGTCGATGGATTTAGCCAGGTCAACGCCGATGGCTACTACTGGATCAGTCGATAACTGAGAAACACACTTGTCGATTGAGTCCAAGCCGAACGGGTTGCCGCCGTCGTCGGCTGGGATTCCAAGAAACTCCTGATCGAAAACCTGTTTTGGAAGTTCCAGCCTTGCTGACTCGATCTCTTTCTTTGAGATCATGGGATTGTCTGTGGTTGGCAGCCGCCAAGAATTCCACCCGTGATCGCCAATCTGCCCTCGCTCGAAGCACCTGTGGAAGAAATTCCGGCCTTTGGGAGTTCCAAGAAACCAAGCGTCCCCCTTCAAGTCGGCAAGCGTTGGCCGGATCGTTTCTTGCCACGCCGGGCCAAGATCCCTGACGATCCCAGCTTCGTCGATGATCACTCGGTGATACCGACGGCCTCGACCAGCGTTGACAGAATCGAGGCTCCAAAAGTCTATGGACCCACCCGAAACGAGTTCAATACGCTTTTCTTGCCTGCCGATAGACAGGATCGCCTTTTCTAGTATCTGTTCGACGTCTCGCCAGGGATCAGCCAGAAACCGGTAGGTCGGTGCGAACCAGCCAACTTCCTTCCCGTCGATGGCGTAGTCGATAGCCAACTGGACGCCAAGGTGAGTTTTGCCAAACCGCCTGCCGCATTCAAGAACATTGAACCGCTTCGCGTCGGCAAGCACTTTGCGTTGGCCGCTGTGCAGTGCATCTTCTATCGGCTCGATTTGAACTAGCATTTTCTAGTCGTTCTCGTGACGCTGAGTGTAATCTGCCATCAAGTCCTTGATCCGCTGGGACTTTACAGGCTTTGCAGCAACGATCTTCATCCCGTACTCGCCTTTGGGGTCGATCTTTAGTCCCGGCTTTGGCTTAAGAGGTGTGTCAAACATCCGCCAGTTCTTCTTGATGTAATGCTGAGGCCGACCAAACTTTCGTCTCGTTTCTACAACGCCGGGCCACATTCTTTCGAGCGACCGAGCCATCTGAAGGCGGCCGTCGCCAGCGTAACGCTGAGTGTTTCCACCCTTCGCTCGCATTGTCCGCCCCTTTGCAGTCATAAAGGCGTTTAGCAGAACTGTGCAGAGACCGCCTGAAAGAACTTGCAAACACAAGTCAGTATCGGCATTCCATTCTCCACGCCATCGATACGGCAGGTCGTTTCTGATGAGCATGAACGAGTAGACGTGAACATTCAAGTAGTAAGCCGGGAGCGTCCACGGGATAGCAAAACTGTAGTTCAGTCCAGAGATCCCAATGTTCTCGTACCTGTCAGTAAAGTCCTCGCAGACTCGAAAGGCTGGTCGAGAGTTACATGGAACCCGCTTGCCTTTGAACAGCCTGTAGACCGTGTTCATGTTGTCATCAAGAACCCAGTGGCATTCTGCGCCTTCGTCGATCGAGTGCTGCCAGATCCAGTTCCGAACTGGGATCGCTCCAAAGCCTGTCGATTCAGGAGGCAAGACAAGAACACGATCGATGCCGTACCGCTTTGCGTACTCGTCCTTCTCGTGATCTTCCACAACCAGTTTGAAGTCGACGCCGTCCCTCTGAAGGAATCTGGCTGTCGTGCATCTTTCGTAACGGCCTTTCGACAAGACATAGATTGGGTATCTAGGCTTTTCCATGAATCAGTTGCCTTTCTATGAACTGGTTGGATATCTCGTTAGCGTCCGATTTCAAGCCAGCATACTTGAACAACCGATCACACTCGCCTCGGCCTTCTATGGCTTCATCTACGTTGAACTCGTGAAAGTCACACGACGACCTTATTCCATCCATCCAGATCTCGTAGCGGTCAAGCATTAGAGACCACTCGTTTCTGGTTTGATAAGCATCCATGAACGGGGCGCGTTCAAGAGAGTCGAGCGTCTTGCCTTTGTCCCTGCTTATAAGAACCCACTTTGCGTTTGGGAAGTGCTTGTGCCACATCCGCCAGCAGATGGCAGTCTTGGTGCTTTTAAAAAGCCACGGCTCAGTGGTAAGCCCGTCTTGGCTTATCAACTGAAGCACCGTGCTTCTGAATTCCGGCATGTCGTTGTCTAAATGGATCGGCTGAAACTTCTTGCCTCTGCACTGATAGTCGTGCGCCTGAAGATAGGCTTGAAGAAGGTAGTCGATTTCAATATGCTCGTAGTAGCCTCTCGCGTTCCACTTGTCAGCAGGCTTTGTCTTGCCTGCAAACAATCCGCCAGCCGTAAGTAGGCCCGCAGTCATAGAACTCCCTGATCGCGGAGGCGAAACTACGAGTATCGGATCATTCATCAGACGATTCGGTTGGCTGTATGCAGTCTGACTCGTCGTCTGTGAACCGAGCAGATCCGATATCGTCTTTTTCAGTCTTGTTCCATTCCATCGACCAAGTTGTCCTGTTCTTGGCAATCACTTTCAAGCCAAGATTCTCAACGCATTCCGCTCTCTGATCCTCAGTAACAAACGAGATGATAAGTTGGAGCGGCTTGTCCTTTGGCTCGAAGTCTGGAAGGCCGACCCATTCAGCAGCAGCGTTCGCGTCTTTCAATTCGCCTTCAGTACGAGTTACCATCGCAAGGTTTGCGAGCATCATCTCGTCGAAGCCGGTACCAAGCAAACCCTCATCGCTGTCAAGCACTTCCTTCAGAAGTTCAGTCAGCAGGCGGTCGTCATCTTCCGCGAAGTGTGAGAGGTAATTGTCGCCCGTAAGAATCCGGAGGGCTTGAGGGCTTTCAGAATCTATATCGAGTTGGATCACTGGGACTTTATCCAGCCCCAGCACCTTGCTTGCCTCGACAACACCGTGACCAGCCAGAATCACGCCGGACTTCGTTGCAACAACGTTGCGATAGAAGCCGTGTTCAGTGATGCTGGCTTTGATGTGTTCAAGTTGGTCAGCAGGATGCTTTCGGTAGTTCCGGCTGTGAGGCTTTAGCTTGTCAACCGAAACAAGCGATGCAAGATTTACGGTGGGTTTTGTTTTTGCCATTGGTTCCATTCTTCGAGCATATCAGATCACTTGTCCATCTTGTCTTTGATCTCTTGAAGATCACGGCGAATACCCTTCACCATCGTGTAGTACACCAGAACCCAGACGATCAGCGGCGTCAGGTTGTTTTCGAGGATGGGAATGAGTGAGGGTTCCATCAGCCACCTCCGGGTTGAAAGGTCTCGGACCACTGTCCAAAGAGAATGCCAAGGTCAGCCCCATTGACTGTCCCGTCGAAGTTGAGATCTGAGCGGTTCATGTCACTACCGAAGTCAGCAAGCAGGATGCCTTGGTCGCTGGAGTCCACGACGCCATCAGCGTTGATGTCTGCGATCTGGTCGGCGCGTCGGATCGTGACCGACCAGTCCACCGCTACGGTCACCTCGCCTTGACCCGGCACCTCGAAGACGTAATCAGAGATGATCCGCTGCTTCTCTGCGTCCCAGCAGAGCGGTGATCCCTGATCGAAGATCGGCACGAAGCCATCGTCGATCCGGTTGGACATCCGGTACTTCACGTTCGCTGTGGCGTTGGTCAGGTTCTGGATCTGAGCGTCACCCTCCACCGTGAAAGGTCCAACCTGTGCGATCCCCGGTCGGACGTAGGTCACGACCAGCACACGCCCGGAGGTGCTTGCCTCCGACGTGAACTCGATCAGACCAGCGACCTCGCCGTCTGGCCCGCTGTACGGGAGGCTGGTCGTCACCATCGGGAGCATCCGAGGACTGCATGGCTCAGCGTTCTGGAGAGCAGCCGAGAGAAGGAGTGGGAGGATCATGGCTTTCCATTTCTGTCCGGATTTCCGGAACCGGAAAAGAGCGATGTACTGGAAATTCTGTCAGAAAAACGTACGCTTTTTCCTGACAGATCGTAGGTCAAGAGATCACCGTGACCGACGTTCCGGAACTCACTGACCGGGTGGGGGTGCTGGATCGTACGCGACATCCTTGAGAGCGGCGGCTTCGGTGAGCATTGCGGTCGCCGTTGCGATGAGAGCATTGATGAGTTGAACGTCGAGCGCGGAGCGCGGAGCGACCTCCTTGAAGTCGTTGGCTAGTGCGTCGA